ATATGGGTCCCGAGGGCGGACGTAACGGCGGGGAGGGGCTTTTTTCCCGCACACCCCCAGAAAAGGGAAAAACGGAAAAAAAAAAGCAAGTTAATAAAAATACTGTGTCATGCAAGAAGCTAAGGCTGCCGAAACCGCAAGGGTGGAAGCCGCTCGCATGACAGCGGCGTATCAGGAAATCAATATGCAGGCCCGGCAGTCGGCAGCAGTGCAGGCGAGCGCGGCAAATACAGTAGCCGGTGCACATAAAGCCGCAGCAGGGAAGATGGTTGCGGCTAATACGGTGGCCAGTGCGTCGAGCAATATGCTGGCGGCGGAACAGACCGCGGTTACCGTTGCTACACAACAGACCGGAAAAGCCGCCGTGGATACCGGTATCAGAATGAGCACAGCAGCGAGAGGGTCACTCGGTCCGTTGCGTCAGGCGGCAAGTGCGGTATGGGCACTGGCCGGAGGATGGCTGGGTGTGGCTGCTGCTATTGTAGCCGCAACGTATAAGCTGTATGAATTCCATCAGGAAGAGAAGAGAGAGGCAGAAAACGCACAGTATGTCAACGTAAACGGTAAAGATTACTACTACAGCGAAAAAGACAACACGATGATCCGTGTAAAAGAAAATGGAACACGGATGAATGTTTATAGTCAAAAGGAAAATGATGAAGCCAAAGCGGCATGGGATAGGAAGTATGCTGCTGCTAACGAGAACTCTAAAAAACTTCACGAAAAATATGGTGACGGAACCAACATTGACAAGGGAGCCATAAATTCACAAATTGAGGCGTTAAAAGCCGCTTTTGAGTCGGGAACATCTGCAACAAAAGATAATACAAAAGCGATTAAAGAAGCGAAAACGTATCAAGTAGAAGCGCCAATTGGTCAAGAGGTTGTAAACATAGCGTCGAGGCATCCTGAAGGGGAACAATGGATGTCACCACTTGTCGAAGATGCCCGCGTGCAATGCGCCGCTTTTGTTTCTGCGTTGTATCAGGAAGCAGGCATACAGGGGCTGAACTCAATTAACGGGAATCAGCTTGTAAATCAGTTCGGCACGGCCTATCACACAGCGGGAACGGGATACGTACCGCAGGAAGGCGACATGATAGATTGGAAAGATCATGTCGGAATTTATGCCGGAAACGGTGAATATATAGCGAGAAACTCGACCGGCGGAGTGCATCGCGGCAGTATGTCGGAAGCAAATCAATGGTTCGGTGATCCGCTTGGCTACGGATCGATAGGTGAATACACCGGGGGAAAAACAGTAACACTTACGACTGATGAAATCGGTAAAAAAGCCAATGAGGCATTGAAACGGTTAAATCAGGCTAAAGAAGAGGCAATTCGGCTGTTTTCGACGATGCAGGAATCTATAGACAGTGAAACCGAAGGCGCATACATGTCCGGTATGAACAAACTGGCTGAAGACATCAGACAGAAACAGGAAGAGATCAACAAACTATCTAATGCCGGTATTCCGAAAGACGCGGTAGAACAACTGCAAAAACAGCTCAGTACATACGGAACGGTTATGAAGCAGAAGCTGACCGACACGTGGACAGAAAGCTGGAACAAAATCAAGACCGAAACAAAGCAGATAGGTGCAGAGCTCACTGGAGACTTTAAAGCACTTGCCGATGCTGAGTATGAGGCTACAGTTAATGCGCTCAACAAAGAAAGAACGGAACGTTTAAAAGAAGTCTCTAAAAACAAAGAAGATAAAGAAGCGATGGTGGCTGTCGAAGAATGGTACACTGCTAAGACCGCCGAAGCCGCAAAGAAACGTACAGATGCATATAGAGAGTCATTTGAAAAACAGGCAAAATACGCAATAGATAACCATCGTTCAGATCTGCTTAGGGCATTAACGAGCAGCCGCGACGGACAAGATTATATGAATTGGAAAGGACAGACAGAAGCCATCGAAACGTATCTGAGCATCTGGAAGACGGGGCATGAGTCAATGCAGTCGCAGATTGCAGAACTTGCGGAGAGCTCAACCGATAAATTCCAGGAGTTTTTCCAAAGCATTTTGACAGGATCCGAAACACTCGGAGACTCGCTGTATAATCTCATCACAGGAATCGGAGAAACAATATTACAGCAGATTACGCAACAGTGGGCAGGACAGTTGACAGAATCTATATTTGGTGGCAGCCTGCTCGGTGGAGGAAATAATAACAACAGTAACGGCGGAACATATGACAATGGTATGAATACAATGTTTGATGCGTTCAAAAACAACCTAAGCGCGTCTAATGTAGCACTGGGACTTTTCTCCGGCAGCACACAAAAAGGCGGAATGGTCATGGGCGCATATAACGTCATTCAAAACGCTATTAATACAGGCACAAAACCTGCGGAAATAGGAGCTAATGCTACCGCTACCGGAGCATTGACGGCATTTACGACAGCAGTTGGATCAGCGACCGCGGCACTGCAGCTTATGTCTGCAAAGTCGGGATTCGGTCTTGGTATATTTGGACACGCAACCGGCGGACCTATCAGCGGTCCGGGGACGACTACATCAGACAGCATTCCGGCTTGGTTGTCTAATGGCGAGTACGTTCTCAATGCTGACGCTGTCCGAAAAGTAGGATTACCGCTGCTTAATGCAATCAATTCAGGACGTATGCCTCGTTTCGCAAAAGGCGGGGCGGTAAAAACTGCAGACATCCGGAACGCGGAATCAACAACGATCACGAAAGGCGGAAACAGATCAGTACATTTAGACATCAATACTCTTGATGCCGCATCGTTTGCTGATTTCTTGCGTAACGGCGCTGTAGACGAAATTCGGAAAGCATTTTTTGAAGAAGATTTGAATTTTGCAGGAAGTAGCGGGGTGTTCTGATGGCACTTAGGAAATTTCCGGAAGATATTAACGGATTAGCCTGGGAAAGTATAAAATCAATGGACTGGAATACAAAAGTACAAAAATCGGGAAGCGGTAAAGTACGTACACTCACGACACAGCTATTGCCGAACTGGACGATAGAAACGAAATTCCAGATATTGACCGATGAACAATATAGAAAGTTGTTGGGATTTGTAGCGCTGTTAAAAGGCGCACATATCCCTTTTTTATGGCTTGATCCGGAAGACTACGAGGAAAAAGGAATACAGCTGCCGCTGATCACGAACGGAACTTATCAAGCCGTCATGAAAATGGGCGACTATGTAGAGCCGGTCGAATACATCGAAAAAGTAACAGTATATATTGACGGCGTGAAACAAGCAAGCAGTGCATACACAGTTACCGGCGGGACGGTGAAATTCAAAACTGCACCAGTAAGTACGGCAAAAGTTACAGCGGACTATACATACTATTGGAAAGTTATGTTTGCAGACGACGGAATAGATATTGAACGGCAGTATCTTAACATCAACAAGTCTAAAACTTTTAAGCTGGAGGTAGTCCGATGAAAACAGTGAATAAATCTCTGGAGACCTATCTTGAGACAGAAAAGAAGATTACTTCTTGCGATCTATACGAGCTTGTCTTAGATAATGGTAACAAGTACTACTACGCCGATACCGATATAGACATAGCATTTAACGGACATACGTACTTACATGATGCATTGTTGATTAAACGGCAGCAAGTCAAGATCCATGATCGTGTCGTAGTTGATACAATGACCGTTACAGTTCAAGCGGATATTAACGACAAACTGGAAGGACTGCCGTTCTTACGGGCGGCACATAGCGGAGTGCTTGATAGAGCTAAGCTATATCTTCGACGCTGCTTCTTCCGAGATCAGTCGGTCGTAGGCGCAATCGACCTGTTCGGTGGAAACGTCGAGGTCAAATCCGCGGGCGGCATCAAAATTGAACTGTCCATCAAAGCTGAAACACAGGGGCTCAACATGGAATTTCCTGTCCGCAGGTACTATCCACAAGGAAGCTATACGACGAATGAAGACGGTGTTATTTACAGTAAAGAAACCGACGCCGCTACGCTGATTGCGCCGTTCGTACCGCGAAGAGAGGTACTCATATGACAGACGGCGAGAAAATAGCAAAAGCTGCTGCGGCATGGTTAGGCACGCCGCACATCAACGGCGCGAAAGTAAAAGGCCGCGGTGTAGACTGCGGCATGCTGTTAATAGGCTGCGTGGAAGACGCTGGGCTGCTGAAAAAAGACAGTATACAAATTGATCCATATTCTAACGAATGGCATTTGCATCATAGCGAAGAATGGTTTCTGTCATACGTGCAAAAATATTGCGATGAAGTAGAGACCATGCAGCCCGGGGATTTTCTGCTGTATCAATTCGGACGGTGCATTTCCCACGGCGCTATCTATGTCGGCAAAGGACGGGTTATTCATGCTTATGTAGACCGCGGCGTGATCATGACAGACCTTTCCGACGTGATGTTTTTTGACGCGAGGGGCCGGAGCCGCCTGCGTGGTATATACCGATTTAACAAAAAGAAGGTGAAAAGATGAGCTTTTTTCGTGGACGCACAACGACAACGCGAGCGAATAAGATAAGTGAATTTACAGTCAACACCGCAGAATACGGCGCCGTCGTACCGGAAATCATCGGTACAGTGCGCACCGCGGGCAACGTAATCTACTATGACGATTTCACTGCTCATGAACACCGCGAAACACACAAAGCGGGAAAAGGCGGCAAGTCTAAGCAAGTCAGCATTACCTACACCTACACGGTAGCGGTCATTTTAGGACTTTGCGAAGGGCCAATTGCGGGAATCGGAAAAGTATGGATCGGTAAAAATGTACATAACTATCCGGCGGATGACATTCAACTGACACTATTCGACGGGAAAGAAAATCAGCAGCCGTGGGCATACACGCAAGGCAAGCACCCGGACAAGGCTCTTCCATATTCCGGGCTGGCTTATATGGCGGGCGTTATCGATTTGGGTGATTCTGGCTCTATGCCATCGTATAACTTTGAAGTCAAAGGCAGGCTATTAGAGACTGGAGACGGCGTTGATGTCAATCCGGCAGACTACATCCGATACGTACTTGATAAAATCGGTAAAAAGGACATGCAGATTATCGGGTTGGATAACTACCGAAAATACTGCAAAGAAGCCGACCTGCTTATTTCATCACCGCCTGATGAAGACGCGAAAGCCGCTCGGGAAGTTGTAAATGAAATCGCAAAACTGACTAATGCGTATGTTTTCTGGTCAAATGACAAGCTGAAGATCGTACCGCTGGCAGATAGACCGGT